CTTGCCTTCATTCTCTGGATGTTTAGGATCAGATACTACAAAGATATTAGAATAGTAAGATAACTTTCTTTTTCTCTTTCTAGCAATTTCTTTATCGGCTTCTATGCCTGTATTCCACAACCTTGTGTTTTCTTCACTAACAGGATCCTTTTTGTTTAGTGTAGTTAAAGAGTTTTCAATATACCATTGACCACCTGGTCCTTGAAACGCATGATTCCAGACTCTTTGCCAAGGCATATCTTCGCCTTCTATAGCAGGTAAGAATCTTAATACTGCGTAACCATTGCCAGACTTATCTAGTTCAGGTTTCCATAACCTGTCGTCTTGGTACTTGTTTTTCTTTTCGGGTTGTTCTATTGTGTTTTCTAACTTCTTTGTTAGTATGTCAAAATTTGATTTTGACTTCTTTAGGGCTTCTAATGCACTTGACATTGTATTTTACTCCTTGTATATATTGTTGTACGTATTTGTATTAATGTATATTTAATTGTAAATATAATATTATTTATACATTTTTTACAGTTCATTTAGCAATTATATCACTTTTGACTCAATCTGTCAAGCAGCTGTGCCTGTGTGATATATGTTAAATTCTTCTCATTTCCCAATAGTTCTTTATTAGTGGGTTTATCGTCATCTGACTTATTGACTTTATAAAACGACACGTTAGGGTTGTCTTTCAATACTCGTAACCACTCTGCTTCCCATACGCCTGTAGGACTAGGTTCATAATGTGCTGATGAGTAGTTTTTAGTACCCTTGTAGATGTTGTTATATAATTTTGTATCTGATACCAAGTCCATACCTATCATATAGACTTCGGTAGGTTTATCATACTTACATGCAACATGGCCTGCTGTAGCACCAGCATGATATCCTGGGTCTTCCCATTCTTGTGTCTTATCGCCGTCTGTAATCCAAGATACATAGATGTGGGTGTTGTCAATATTTTTCTTATACTTCGTGCCGTCTTCTTTTCTTATCGTTGCTTCACCTTTGATTGTATGAGCATTCATAACATAGTAATTTGTTGGGCCATCATTTGTTATCAAACTATCTGCCTCGTCTTTGTCCTGTGTATGTAACATACCTAGTACCATTGTATCATACATGTAGTTAGGCACTTTAGTCCACTCTCTAAAATAGCAAGGTATCTTATGAGCAATACCCTTGTGATATATTTCGTGTGTCATTGTGCTATCAACAGCAATCAATACGTCTGGTATAGGATTATCTCTATAGTAAGCATTACAGGCATATATCTTACCATGTTCTTTTAGTTTTGTCAAGTCAAAATCTTTACGACTTTCACCATTGCCAATAATAAAAACTCTATTCTTCATAACTATACCTTGTCTAGGCCATCTTTCATCAGCAGTAGGAAATCTATCTGCCTTGTTTCTTTTAGATTGCTCTAATCCTATTTTTAATAATTCTTCTTCTTTAGGCCATTCTTCATCAAAATATTTAACCATAATAATAATTCAATAGACCCATAGAATATATTGCAAGTGATATAGCATTCAATACAATTAAGGACCTATCATGCCATAACAAACCTACAGTTAACCAACCTATGAAACCTATGTTAGCAATAAACATGTTTAAAGGAAACAATTCTACTGCTGTAAACATCATAGCAATAATTAATATAATACTACTTGCCCACTTGATGTACCATGACAAGTCACCTTTAGGTGTTACCTTTTTATAAACTCTGCTTGAGTTTAGTTTGGCAATCTTATCATCTAATTTTTCTCTTATCGGTTCTATTGTCATTTTCTTTTTTTCTTTGTTATATGTTGATAGTCTAGGTATCCTGAACACCACTCATAAAAACTATCATTGTTAGCAGGCCAACATGAAGCAAATGTTTTGTCCTTACGTTGCTGTCTATATTCTTCTCTTACTTGTTCCTCTGTTAACTTACCCTCTTCCATCTAACTCCTTCAAATTGTTTTCTTTCCATTCTTTAGTTGTATCAGGATGATCCCACTTCTCTATTTCTTCTTTTGTTCTACTGCAACCCATACAATAACCACTTTCTTCATCTATTGTACATATGTTTATACATGGTGGCGGCACATATTCGTTCACACAAATACCTCTTTCATTATAAACTTACATTTAGTAAGGTTAAACTTTATAAATGGTGATAGTTTCTTTATTTTAAACGATTTTTCAGGCCAGATAACTGTTTCAGCAATGTCTTTGTCCCATCTCTTAATAAAAGATAAAATCTTATCCAAGATGATGATTGTTTGTACTGATATTTTTTCAGATAGAAGTAGTCGTAGCAATCGTGGATGTTGCCCATTATGTACACGAAACACATCATCAAACAAAATAGAATTATCATTAATGACATTAGAAAGTAATACACAATCCCCTCTAAAATTGTACGTAAAAGATTGATTATACTTTCGCCACTTATTGTAAGTAGTTTCTCCATCTGCTCTAACTAAATTGCCTATCCATGTTTTTGAATTATGGAAGAAGTTACATATAAAATAATCTAGCATTTCTTCCTTTGTATATTTAGTTGTAAGTTTATGAAAGAAAAATCTATCATTACGTTTTAAAAATGTGTTAAATGATGAATTAACTTTGGCATTGTGCCTGTAAAAATCATAACTATCGGAAGTGAAGTGTAGTTTAATAGCCAAATATAATGTATATGCTTCATAACTATTCATATAGGTAAAACTGCTGTACTTGATCGCTCAACCAAGTTCAGTTTTTCTGCCTCTGCTTTTATTTTTTCTTTTAATGATTTGTTGATTAAAGGACCTACAGACGCTGTGTCTATGTCGTTATCTTCACAATAATGCAATACAGCATCCAGGTAAGATATTCTTTTATCCTTTACTACGCCCTCTATAATAAGAGCAAACTTTTTACTATTCATTAACATTATAGTTTTCTGACTATGTGTTTTCTTAATGCTCTTGTTAGTTCTTCTATTTTATCTATGATACTAATTAAACTTGGGTCTGTAATATAAGTTTGTTCTGCTTTTAGTCTATCATATTCTTTTAACGGTATTGTTACCGTTGATTGCTCATTCTCATAAGTCATATCTTGCTCATGCGAATCTCTATTGTAATTATCTGCCATAATTTACCTCACTTTATAATAATATTATATCACAATCTACGTATTTGTCAAGCCTGTTTCTGTTACTAGGTACAGGCAAACCCTTATAGCAGATTAAGCTGCCATTGCAAAGTTATTATTTGCGTTTATAAAGACTATAAGGTAGTCAACCATTTAACTCCAGTATGTTTTATCTGTGAATCGATCCTAACTCTACCCCCTAAATTTCATTGTTTAGATGGTGGAGTAGCCGAGAATTGCACTCGGGTCTTCTACAGGTATTATCATACCTTCTACGTTAAATTCTATAAATTAAGTCCTGGTGCATATTGTTCCATAATTTCAGGATTTAATTGTAAATTAAATGTTCTAAAAATTACGCATACATCTTTACCAGTAGGTGTGGTAACGGTTGCAAATGTTTCGCCGTTGCTTTTATTTAAATAATATACTACTATATAAACTACTACACCATCTGGATCACCACCTTCTTTGCCGTAACTTAATGAGAGAGGTGTAAAACCTTTATCATTCGCCCAACGATCAATTTCTTCAGGTGCACCACAAACTACAGGTACTTGATCCCAATAGAAGTTGTACTTTTTGATGTCTGACTCTTCAGCAATTGTTACACTTGTTAACAATAATAATCCGAGTATAGATAGTAATAGTTTTTTCATAGTTAGCCTTTCGGTCTAACTATTTATACTATTCCTTTCAAAAAAGTCTTTCGTGTGCTTATAAAACAGCTCTTGGTGTTTTGCAATGCTCTCTGGCCCATGTATCCACTCTTGTACAAACCCGTCTTCACAGGCAGCCAAAATAACCGTTTGTTCTATCTTTTTGTTAGGATAGATTTCTTCAAACATTTTAGCATATGCTGAACATTGTAAGAAGTTACCATAGTTATAATCTTTATCTCTTTGTTTTGTACTGGTCTTAAAATCAATTACAGATAGTTTGCCTTTATATTCAGCAATACAATCTACTTGACCTGCAACACTAATCTCTTTTGAGTATAGATATTCTTCTACACAATGTATGTTATCAAGTCTAGCAAGATAAGGTTTAATAATTCTAAACAGACCTAGTGGTGTCACAGCTGTGATACCCATAGACTTCTCATCTTGGTTTCTAATATGATTTTCTATTAGTGTGTGGGTTGCCTTACCTCTATTTATGGCAGAGGCAGATATGTAGTTGGCCATCTTCTCACCAACTGCATTACGCCAACCTTCAATCTTTACTTTTCTTTCGGGAATCGCACCTAGAATAGAAGTAACAGAAGGCATATTAACACCATCAATAGTATAATATCTTATACCATCTTGGTTCTTACCTTTCACACCTAAAGTTTTAGGTAGTTTTTCTTCATTCAGTTCTACATAATTAAACGCCATAATATACCTTCCGTTAAATATTATATAATCATTATATCATTATTTGTCAATATTGTCAAGCCCCTTGTAGGTCATCTTTAATCTATGAAAATCTGTACAATATTCTATGCCAAATGCTTTATATTCTTTTGTAAAATGAAATAGTTGCTCAATACTACGATAGACTTTCTCTATTTGATTAGCACCTGGTTGCTCATATTCTGCACATAATGGTAAATGTATTGTAGTTTTGTAACCTTTTAGTTGCCAAAATACTGCACTCATAGGTTTTGCATTTATAACACAACCACCTAGATTACACCCACCTATTATTACTTGGGTATTGTATTCTTTAATATCCCAATTCATGTGGTCTTCTACTTTTTCTATGATGTTTGGTATTTGTTCTTCGCTTGAAGTATAGACTATATCGTAGCCTGCACCATGTAACATTGCTAACAATTCAGAAAACTCGTTATGTTCTGGTCTTTCATTTGTAACAAAGACAATATTATCTTTGTCAAGGTTTGAACATGTAGCAAATTTAAGTAGTTCGGAATATCGTCTGCCGTTTGTATATTGGTCACCCAATAAAGGATGACCAATAAAGTCAATTAACATTACGATGGTGTATTTCATTATATACCTTTTTGCATATACAAGTCAATGATCTTGTCTTGCTCTATTTTCTTTTCATCATTAAGACGTTCAACAGCTCAAGATGGATCGTACGGTTCATATACCGTCTTACCGTCATCATTTCTGTATGCTCTTAATACTTGTTTTCTGTTTTCTTCTTTGTTCTTATACGAACAATGAATCCATCCGCTATTAGGTTCTTCTGGTTTATGAAACTCTAA